AAGGAGGCCACGATCTGCTCGTGGGTTGGGAGTGGGGAAGCGGAGTTGCTCATGCTCTCAAGTTTAGCGAAGTGTCTACCGTTGTCTACACCTCTTTGGACTTTCTTTTGGTCCAACGAAAAAAGGCGCCACGGCCGAAGCCGGGGCGCCCGTGGCGGGTGGTGGTCTTAGCGGGTGACGACGGTGATCTCGTCGAGGAGGTCTTCGACGTCCGGGCACGCCTCGTAGGATGCCTCGGCGAGCCAGTCGCCGACGGACTCGTGCCAGGCGGTGAGGCTAGGCTTCTGGTTGACCTCGGCGATGCCGGCCGCGTAGTGAGCGCACCCGACCGCGAAGTCGAGGATGCCGGCGGGGAACATGGTCTTAGCGTGTGCGTTGCGCTCGACGATCGCGGCGTGGGTCTTAGGGTCGGCGGGGGCGAAGGAGGTGGTCTCGGTGTTGTTCATGCTTTCAAGTTTAGCGGAGCGTCTACCGGTGTCTACCCTTCTTTGGGCTTTCTTTTGGAATAACGAAAAAAGGGCGCCCCGGCCGAAGCCGAGGCGCCCGAGGTGGCGGGGAGCTTATCGCTCCTGCTTCAAGAGGAGCGTGCCATACTCGACCCACAAGTCGACGTAGGGGAAGAGCTCGACGGGGAAGTCGGTGTAGTTGATGATTTGAGCCGCGAGGCACTTCGAGCCCTCGGCGTCCGGGGTGTCGCTCCAAGCGTCGAGGACAATCTTGCCGTCGAGCTCTTGAAGGCGCCATACCTGGAAGTCGCGAAGGCCGTGCTTCTCAAGCTCTCGCTTGACGCTTGGCTGGTGCGATGCGATCGCGTCGATGAGCCAGTAAGCGCCGAAGGTCTGCGCGACGAAGCGAGCGCCCTCGGTGAAGTGGAAGCCCTTGACGAGCGGGTGAGCGAAGAGCTGGCCCGAGCCCATCGAGGCGTAGGCGAGGAAGTCTTCGTAAGAGGAGAGTTTCGAGGAGAGGTCCATGTTGTTCATGCTTTCAAGTTTAGCAAAGTGTCTACCCCTGTCTACTCCTCTTTGGACTTTCTTTTGGTCCAACGAAAAAGGCGCCCCGGCTCATGCCAGGGCGCCCGCGGTCGCGTTGCCGTTAGGCGTTGCGGAGCTTCTTGAGGACTCGCTTCAAGGCGTCGCGCTCCTGGCGCTCGTCGGCGGTGAGGGCTTCGCCGTGATCGGATGCCATGGTCACGAGGCGATCGAGGTGATCGCTTAGGGCATAAAAGAGATTGTCGGCCTCGAGCTCGGTGAGTTTGATGGTGCGGGTGCGGCTGGTGGTCTCGGTGTTGTTCATGCTTCCTAGAATACTCGCGCGTCTACTGTTGTCTACCCTATTCCGGTATTTTCTCGGCCCGGCAATATCCCGGGCGAGAGCTCGCGGAGCTCGGCGGCCTGGCGCTCGAGCTCGCGGCGCCCTAGCTCGAGGGCGCCGCTGATGGTGTTGATCGCCTGGACGGTCTCGTCGAGGGCGCTGGAGATCTCGAGGAGGCGCTGGAAGGTTGCTTCCTCGAGTGCGGCGGCGTCGGTGCTGGTGGTGCTCATGCTTCCCTTATCGGCACCGGTGGTGGTGGACTTGAGTCCAACGTGAGAGGCCCGCCGGCGCGGTGCGCGGGCGGGCCCTGGTCGTGGTGGTCCGGTCTTATTCGAACTCCCATCCCTCGCCTTTCTGCCATGATGCGGCGTGCTCGCCGTTGACGTAGTAGAGCGTGATTTTCTCGTAGATGATCTGGTCGATGTCGTCGAGGCCGGCCTCGACGTTAGTGATGCGCTTGGCCATGTTCTCTTGGCCGTGCTTGGCGACCAGCTTGACCTCGAAGGCTTTGCGGGATGTCTTGACGCGGGCGGGTGGTGTCCAGTTGTTCATGCTTATTCTCCTTTGGTGTTTAGCGGTTTAGTTGGCCGACCAGGCGGGCGGCGTTGCTCAGGGCAGCCTTGGCGGCTTCCATCTGGCCGATGGCGCGGGTGACCAGCTTTTCGTGGTGGCTGGTCTCGAGCTCGTCGTTGTCGCGGGCGGTGCCGATCTCCTGCTGCAGGTCCATGATCTCGCTGTAGAGCTCGTCGATCTGGTTGCGGGCGGAGGTGGCGAGGGCTTTGGTGTCGGCGTTGTTCATGCCCCCAGAATACTCGCGCGTCTACTGCTGTCTACTGTATTCCGAAGATTCTTTTACGGCCGCCACCGCCCGCCTCGGTCCGTGCCCTGCTCGACCTTTGGCCGCTCGGCCGGGTTGAGGTTATGGAGCTCGTCGACGCTGAGGACCTCGGTCTTGCGCGTCTTGGGAACGCTGGATATGCCGAGCGGGTTGGCCCGGAGCCAGGCGTAGGCGCCGCTGGTGGCGTCGACGTCGTCGACCAGGATGCCGTTCTGCCCGACCGCCTTGTCGCCCGGGAAGCTCTCGAGCACGCCCAGGTAGTGCTTGTTCCAGGGCCCTCGGAAGAGCCTGATGCCGCCGGTCTGCATTTCGATTGGCTTGCCGGCCATGCAGCCCCACCCGATGAGCTCGCGGTCGCGGTCGTCGTAGCGGTCGCTCTCGCCGCGGTGGATGTAACCGGTCTCGAGCTCGCGTGTGACCACACTCATGCGGAGCTCCTTCGCGCTCATGTTGCTCACGTTTTTCATCACGTATGGCTGCTCGCGCTCGCTCATCTGCGAGGTTGGCCTGGCGTAGACGACCCTGATTCCGTGCTCGCGCAGGGTGGCCTCGATCGCGTGGACCTGGGCGACGCCACCGGAGCCGGGCTCGAGCTCGAGGCCGCATATCACGCCTGGTCCGTCGGTGCGTGCGGTCTCGATGATCCGGGCGTCCCGCTTGCCTGGTGTGGCTTGGAAGTTCTCGTTGTCCTCGACCGCGTAGACGCCGCTCCGGTGGCGTGCCATGAGCGTGCCGGCGGTGTGCGCGGCGCCGTCCTTCTCGCTCGCAGCGAGGTCCCACCACCGCACTCGTCGGCAGTCGTGGTCGGGCCATCGGTCGGTCTCGGGGTCCAGGAGCTCGCCGAACCACTCGCGGCGGCAGTAGTCGCCCGGGTCGCGTGCGCTCCAGTCGCCGTCGAGTAGCTGTGCCAGCAGCGTCGGGCTCATGTTGTGCGATAGGTTGGCGACGTAGTTGTCGACGTCTAGGTGCGGGTTGTCCTGCACGCGGGCCGGCATGAATGGGAAGCCGCCCGGGTCGGTCGGGTCGACGTCGAAGTGCTCGCTGACCCAGAGGTGGCCGAAGCCGCCCGGGTTGCTGGCCGCGTGGCACCGGAGCGGGATGTCGCTGAAAGCGGACCGGCGGAGGCGCGAGAGAAGGTACGTGTACGGAAAGTCGGTCGGGATTTGGGTCAACTCGTCCCACTCGATCAGCTGGTACTCCGGTCCTTGGTACTGATAGACGTCGTCGTTCTTCTGCATGTAGGCGAATGAGACTTGCGCCCCGCTCGGGAATCGGAAGACGTTGGTGGTGCCGTTGAAGCTGACGCCCGGCTTGTCGAGCCACCACTGCTTGGCGCGGTTCAAGATCGAGCCCGGTTCATTTAGCTGCGTGGTCGTGCGGCGGAAAATGATCGCCGAGAAGTCTGGCACGTGCAGGTATTGCGCGGCGCACTGCAGCAGCCAGCTGGACTTGCCGCCGCCGGCGGCGCCCCCGTAGAGCAGCTGGTGAACGCCACCGACCGGCTCGTTGTCGAGGTGCGACCGGAGCCCGAGCATCTGCACTGGTGTTGGGAACTCGCCGCCGAAGTACGGGTTCAGGCCGCCGTTGACGTAGAGGCCCGGGACGATGGCACCGTAGGCTTGCATGAGCATGTCCTCGTCGAGCCGTCCCTCGCGGTAGAGCTCGACGATCTCCTCGACGTGTTCCTTGATGCCGGTGGTCATGAGAGCAGGTCCTTGAGCCCTTCTTGCTCGTCGGTGACTTTGTTGACGATCTCGGCGTCAATGATCTCGCCGACGCCGCGCTCCTGCGAGACCCTGATGAGGGTCTCGAGGTGTTGCTTTAGGCTCATACCGCCGCGCTCGCTCGGATCGACCGGCGGTAGCGAGGTCACTCGGCCGTTGGCGCCCTCGCCGGCGTTGATGTTGACGAGCGGACCGGTCTCGCGGACCACCGGCCACTCGTCGCGGTCCATGATCGCCAGCAGCAGCTTGCTCGACTTGACCGGGTCGCGGAGGATCGCGGAGACGACCGACTTGGCGACCGCATCGGCCAGTTGTTTATCGCCCCCGATCTTACGCAGGAGCTCCCTACGGATGCGCCCCGAGAGGTCGATGCTCCCTTTCGGTCGGCCTTTAGGGTTGCCGCTCTGCCCTTTCTGGAACTGATACTTCGTCAGGTGCGCCGCGGGGCTTCGCTTGGGTTGTTCTTCGGGCTGATCTTTAGCCATCGTTAATCTTGAGCCTCATCCCGTAGTTATCGACGCCTGGAGCGACGTCTAGGTCACTGCGTTTTATTAGCCGGTTGCCTTCGAAGGGCGAGTAGTCGACGTGGTGCTGCCACCGCCCCCACTTCCGGGTGACCTTGGTAACGTCGGGATGCTTCCGTCGCAACTCCTCGGCCATCTTCCACCTTCCGTCGCCCTGATAGTGATCGGTCATCCCGCCCTTGACGGTCATCGTGACCGACTTCTCGATCAGGAAGGCGTTGAAGAGGATCGTACATAACCCGTCCTTGAGGATCCGTAGACACAGGTCCGTATCGTCGTTGAAAAAGCCCTCGTTGCGGTACGGCTTCCCTCGGGGATCTCGGGCATCCGTCTCGATCAACATATTCGAATACACGCGCCGGTTAGGCACGAAGGGCTTGGTATTGCCGACCTTGCGGGGGGCGAACATAAAATATTGCATGCCCGAGATAACGACGTTGGTATACCGCTCGGTAAAGTCCTCCATTGCGCGTAAGATCACGCCCGTCGACACCGGGGTCTTGAGGTTACGGTTGAATCTGTAGAAGCCCTTGATGTTGTCGTCCATCGTCCAGAATCGCTCGGTGCCGATATCCCGCGCATGGTCCCAGATGAGGTTACGCGTGACCACCAAGCCCTTGTTGTGCTCGGGTAGGACTAGCAGCGACTTGGCGCCGTGCCTCCGGTAAGCCTCCTCTTCTTGCTCCTCGACTACTTCGGTGTAAGGTACGCCGATACGATCGAGCGCCTTAGCGGTAAGGCGACTCTCGAATCGACCTTTTGAGGGTATAAACACAGGGTACCTGTTACTCATTCTTCCGTGTAGCTCTTGTCGGCGTAGGTCTCGATCACGGCCTTCGGGTGCCATAAGCTCCGAGTTTTAGACGTGACCAGCTGCCCGATGAGCTTACCAAATGCTTCGCGGTCCTCCGGCGACCGGAAGTGCACGATGACCTTGCTATCCGACGTCTTATCGTCGTGCGCGTATTCCGGCATGCCATCCCATTCCTGACTCGGGTCGGGGTTGCCCTCACCGGGATCACTTCGCAGGAGGTATGCGAACTCGTCCTCGCTGAACCCGGCCGCCTCGACCAGATTCGCATCGATACCCTCGAGCGTCGCTGCAAGCTCTTCGAAGTCCCACTCGGCGAGCTCGGCCGTGCGGTTGTCGGCGATGGCGAATGCCTTGCGCTCGTCGCCGTCTAGGTCGGTGTAGACGACGTTGCACTCCTCCCATCCCTCCGCCCGCATGGCCTCGATGCGACCGTTGCCGGCCACGACGACGTTGTTGAGGTCGACGATGATCGGGTGCTGCTGACCGAATCGGCGGAGCGAGGCGCGGATGGCCTCGAGGTTGCGGGCGTCGTGGAGGCGTGCGTTGCTTGGATCTCGCGTGAGATCGGTCAGCTTGACGCGGACGAGGTTCTGTTCGGTATCGCTCATGTGTTGGTTTCCTTGTATTGGCGCCAGAAGTTCTCGAGCGGGCGGGAGGCGCGGGTGCTGCCCTGCTCGACGCGGTGGATCCACTTCGCCTTGAGACCTGATGCATCCTCGACTTCGCGGAGGGTGAGCCCCTCGCGCTTGCGGTAGACGCGGCACTCCTCGCCTGGTGCGAGCGAGACGATGTGTGGCGCGGCGGCCTCGTCGTCTTTGCCGTGCTCGGCTCGCAGGTAGCTCTTGAAGGGCCAGCCGAGCAGGGCTGCAGCTTCCTTTTGCGTGAGGCCGGCGCGGCGCCTTGAGATCTCGAGGCGCTCGCCGACCGTGAGTGTGATTGGATTGATTAGCATCAGTTGAGCTCCATGATGGCGATGGCGACACCGGGTTCTTCGCCTGGCGCCGCCCATCGCTTGGTGGTGCGGCCGTCGGTGACCTGGCAGTCGTCGCACCAGACTAGCGGTGGCATGCCTTCGAATTGTCCGAGTGCGTCTTGGGCCGCTTTCTCGAGGTTGCCCTTGTCGGGCTTTTGGGTGTGATCGCGTGGTGCGCTCGGTTTCAGTTTACCTGCGTTGCGCCCGGTCCCCATGTGGCTCTTGGGCCTGGCGAGGCGGAACGCGAAGTGGACCTCCACGGCGACACCGGGCGGTATGAGTTTCCAGTCGCCGAGCGCGTCGACCGCCGCCGCCCGGACGTCATGCTTCCAGTGTTGAACCACGCTCGGAACGTAGACGTTGCCGGCCTTCCCCCTCGATAGCGACCACGGTTTCGGGTCGCCTTTTACGTCGAAGATTTCCATGCGCTTATGCCCTTGTGCCCTGGCCCCTCCCCTAAAGGAGAGGGGCAGGGGGGCACACAAACCCTTGCCCTCGCCTGCCCTTTTATTTTTTCCGTCGTAAGTCATTTCGTGTATTGGAGTTATGGATTTGTGTGCCTTTGTGTGCCCTCTGTGTGCCCGAGGGCACACAAACTGTTTGTGTGCCCTAGTCATTTTGCAGCCTTGAGAGCGTTTTTGTCCCTTCCGCGAGGAGGTGGTATTTGGTCCCGCCGTTGCCCTTCCCGGCGACGATGTCGACCATGTTTGCGTCCTTGAGTTTGGCGATCCTGTCCCGTAGGGCCTTGACCGATGAGACCCCTGCTTCCTTGGCGAGCGCGGCCAGCGATGTCGGCTGTCCACCGAGTGCACCGATGGCTTCCAGGATGCGGATGCTGCCCTGGTCGGTTGAGATCTCTTTGAACGCTACGGCCGGGTCCGGTGGCGTGTCGACCAGGGTGATGGCGGTGCGCGGCGTGGTGCCGTCCTTCTTTGTGCCGACGACCACCGGCACCAGCTTGCCGACCAGGGGCTCCTCGGGAATCGGGCCGTTTTTGATCTTGGTCGGTGTCAGCACCAGCCGGGTGCGCTGCTCGAGCTCGATCTTGAAGGCTCCCTCGAGGGCGCCTTGAAGGACGCCTGAACCTCGGCCCTCGTTCTCGTTGGACTTGCTCGGGTGGTGCGCGGCGATGATTACGCAGCTGAACTCGCGCTTGAGCGCGTCGCATCCGTCGACGAATTTCTGCATATCTTCGGTTGAACTTTCGTTGCCGCTGCCGAAGTTACGCGCCAGGGTGTCCAGGAAGACGGCACTAGGTTTTTTATCGCCGAGGATGTCTTTGATGGTTGAGATCCAGCCGCCGACGTTGTCGGGATCTGAGATCCTTCCGGGCTCGCGGGTGACGTAGAATGGGATCTTGTGCGTGTCGAGGCTCGAGGCGTCGCGTAGGTCCTCGAGGGCCTCGTCCTGCATCGCCTCGATCTGGCCGACCGAGCGGTCCCTGATGCCGGCCTCGTCCTCGCCGATGAAGTAGACGACCGGGCCGTGGTGCTCCATCTGGCGCCCGAAGAAGGTCGGCCAGCCGGCGGCGGTGGCGAGCCCGAGGCGGAGCATGACGGGTGTCTTGCCCTGGCCTGGCTTGGCGAAGATCGATACCAGCCCTTCCTTGGGCACCAGGTCGTCCACCAGCCACTCGACCCCTATCGCGTCGTCGATGAAGGCGCCGAGTTGCTGCATCCTTCCTGCCTGGTGCTGCACGTGGGCTGCTTGTCGGCGCTCTAGGTCGGCCTCGGTCGGCATGTGGCTGCTTTCCCGGTAAGGCTGGTCGAAGACGTTAGCGTCGCTCCTGGGGGCCTTGGTGGCGATTCTAGCCACTTCGCCGGCGACCCAATCCTCGCGGCGATAGCGGTCAGGCTCGGCGCTGTCGACGGTCCCGGCTCCGAAGGCGGTGTGCTCGATAAGGTAGCGGACCGCGATGTCGCCGTGGCCGTGTGCCGCTCGGACGACTCGCTGTACCAGGCGCCAGTAGCCCTCGCTCGCGCTCTCCGTCGGCAGGACGGCTTCCCATTGGCCGTCGGCCAGGGCTCTGCCCTCGGGGTGCGCTCTGACACTTGCGTCAACACTCTCAAATGTTGGCGCGGCTCCGGCGCCGGTTGGGAGCTCTGGGATCTCGCCGAGGAGGCCGCCGGCGGCGCTCGGGTGTTGGGTCGTGAACCAGTCGAGGCTCTTGGCGGTCTCGATGTCAGGGCTCGAGCCGGGCAGTAGGTCGCCGCTCACCGTGATGTAGCACGCCCGGCCCAGGCCGAAGGTCTCGATCTCTGGTCTCTTGGTCGTGTTGTCTGCGGGGTCGAGCGATCGGACTTTATGGAGCTCGTGCTCGGGCGGGTTCTCGACCAGGGCCAGGAGCCTGATGCCTTGACCGCTCGGTGTCACCTCGGTGTAGGTGTTGCCGTGGTTCTTGCGGAGCCGCTCGGCCCAGGGCATGAGGGCACCGGTGTCGGGGTCGCGGCATGCGTCGCAGTCGAAGCCGACCAGCGTCTTACCGTCGATTTTGACTCGGTCGGTGAGCACCAGCCCGGCACCGGAGCCGACGCCTCGGACCTCGTCGAGCGTGTAAGGCTGGTCGCGGCTGGTCGAGAAGTTGCTGCCATCCGGGTGGATGGGCACCTTCCTCGGCTTCCCTTTGACGTCTCGGTATTCCCACGCGCACCAGATGGGGCGGTCGGAAACCTGTTGGAATGCTATCATCCTGGGCGGTGGGGTGTTAGGCTCTATCATGACCCTTGCGGGGGTTGCTTAAGGCGGTTGTCCTGTTGTTCATGCTCTGGATGGCCGCCGTTTTTATTTGGGCGGGCGAGGAGCATTACACCGCCGCCGCTCCCGGGGTGCAAGTGTCTGGGAAAATAAACCGCTGGCGGAGACTTGCACCCGGTATTCGGGTTAGCTACCGTACGTTGGTCTTGAACCAATCCGCGCCCTCGCGGTGGTCCCTTGAATCTGAATTCTGAATCTTAATGCCCCTTTACCCCCACCAGTCAGAAGGCGTCGCCTGGTTGCGCGACCGCTCGGCCGCGCTCCTCGCCGACGATATGGGCCTCGGTAAGACCATCACGGCGCTTGCTGCATCTCAGGCCGCGGGTGCCTGGAAGATCCTAGTCGTGTGCCCGACGGTGGTCCTGTGGAACTGGAAGGCCGAGGCAGAGAAGTGGCTGGTGTGGCCTCGCGTGCAGGTCGTCGCTGACGGCCGGGTCGAGATTGATCCCGATGCCGACGTCGTGGTGGTGACGCATGGTCTGCTCCTGCGCCCTTGGATTCTGTCGCAGCTTGCTGCTGTTGAATGGGACGTCTTGATTGTCGACGAGGCGCATGCTTTTAAGTCGCCTGGTGCGAAGCGCACCGTGGCGCTCTACGGCACGTTAGCGCCGTGCGCTGAGAAGGTGTGGCTGCTGACCGGGACGCCGTGCCCGAATAACGTCAGCGAGCTCCATACCCATCTCGCTGGTATCGCCCCTGAGCGGTTGATGGACCCGAAGCTCTTGCGCCCCTTGACGCATGACCGGTTTATCGAGCGGTTCTGTCTTTGGCGCTGGACCGAGTACGGCAAGAAGATCACCGGGAACCGGAAGGACCGCCTTGAAGAGTTGAAGGCCCGGCTTGAAGGTTTCGTCTTGCGCCGCAAGAAGGCGGAGGTCCTGCCCGATCTGCCGCCGGTCCGTTTTGAGACCGTGTTCCTACGCCCGTTGAAGTTGGACCGTGCTCTTGCTGCACTCGACTCCGAGCTCGCGCCTCGTATCCGTGATGCCGTCGCCGGTGCCACCGATGCGTCGGAGGTGTTTGAGGCGTTGAAAGACGGCGAGGAGTTCGCTCGCTTCCGTCGCTTGTGCGGTGTTGCGAAGGCGCACCCGGTGGCCGATCTGCTGCATGCCGAGCTCGATGAAGGCGGTCTCGAGAAGGTCGTCGTCTTTGCTCACCATAAGGACGTCGTGGAAGATATCGCTGCACGGCTGTCCCGCTTCGGGGTCCGCACGATCACGGGCGCCACCTCGGCCGAGGCGCGTGCCGAGCGCGTCGCCGATTTCCAGACCAGCCCGCTGGTGCGGGTCATGGTCTGCAATATCGTCGCCGGCGGTGTCGGCGTCACGCTGACTGCTGCGAGCGAGGTGGTGTTCGCGGAGCAGTCCTGGGTGCCTGGTGATAACGCCCAGGCCGCCGACCGCTGCCACCGGATCGGTCAGACGCGCCGCGTGCGCGTCAGGTTCATGGCCCTCGCCGACACGATCGACGAGGCCGTGACCGCTTCCCTTCGCCAGAAGGCCCGCATGTTACGCGAGGTCTTTGGCGAGTAACTCCCGCTGCCCTGGAGGGCACATCATGAAGTTCATTCTTACTCTAAATCTCGAAGCTGAAAGCTACTCCGCTGTCGAATCCCTGGCGCAGGACGCCTTCGGTACCGGCGTTAAGATCTCGTCGATCTTCGCGCCCCTCGAGCCTGCCGGCGTGGCTGTCGATACGCCCGCCGGCACCGTGACGATGTCGTCGGTCCCGGCGCCCGAAGAGACGCCGGCCGAAGGTCCGAACCCGGACGAGGAGTCGGTCGAGGAAGCCGCCGCTCGTAAGCGTAGCGAGGCGTCGAAGAAAGCCGCCGCGACTAAGGCCAAAAACAAGGCTGCAGCTGCAGCTAAGAAGGGCAAGGCCGCTGCTCCTGCAGCCACCGAAGGCGCTTTGAAGAAGGCCGTGAAGGCCGCTGTTGAAGCTACCGGCTTGGATGCCGTGCGCTCGGTGTTCGCCGGGTTCGTCGGCAAGAGTGGTGACCCGTGCGAGAAGCTCTCGGACGTCAAGCCGGCTGACTACGGCGCCGTGATCGAGGCGCTTGGCTAGATGGGTCACGCCACCCTTTCTCCTTCGTCGTCGTGGCGGTGGCTTAATTGCCCCGGCTCGGCGGCGGCTATCGCCGCGCTGCCGCCGCAGGACTCTTGGAACGTCTACGCCGCCGAGGGCACCTTCGCTCATGAGATCGCCGAGCGTGCGATTCTCGAGGGTATCCGTAACGACTGCTTCTCCGAGACGGCCTTCCAGAAGGTCGCCGGTGTTGCGTCGGAGTGCGGGCAGTTTGAGGCCGATCTCACGATGCTTGAGCACCTTGAGGAGTACGTCGATTTCTGCATTAATTGCGCGGATCTCGGGTCCGTCCATTGGGTCGAGGCGGCGGTCACGGCTGTCCCGAAACGTGTCTATGGCACCGCTGATTTCATGGCGGTGGTTGGTAGCGTGCTGGAGGTCGCTGACCTCAAGTACGGCGCCGGCATTCCTGTGAGCCCGGTCGGGAATACCCAGGCCAGGATCTACGCCCTTGGTGCGCTTCGCCGCGTCATGGCCACCAGCGTCGAGCTCTTTAACCAGATTGATACGGTCCATATCCGTATCTTCCAGCCGCGCAATGGCGCCGGCGGTGGTGTCGAGAAGATCTCGGTAGCGAAGCTCATGGACTGGCGTGACGAGGTCCTCCTTCCTGGTGCCGAAGCCGCCGGTGAACCCGACGCGCCTCGCGCCGCTGGTGACCATTGCCGCTTCTGCGATGTCAAGGCTACGTGTCCCGCGATGCGTGACGCTGCTCTTGAGACCGCGAAGGGCGTGTTCACCGACGTCGATGAGCTCGATGTGGATCCTGGTGGTGCGGTCCCTGATCCGGGTGCGCTGTCGCCGGCGAAGCTCGGCAAGGCTCTTGCCGCTGCTCCACTGGTCGAGGCTTGGATTAAGGGCTTGCGCGAGCATGCCTACGGTCTCGCCAACGCTGGTACCCCTGTTCCCGGTTTTAAGCTGGTCCGTAAGGTCGGCAACCGGAAGTGGTCCGACGCCGCTCGTGCCGAGGCCATGCTGTGCAAGATGTTGCCCGAGGGGGCGAGTTGTCATGCGCCGCCTAAGCTACTATCTCCGGCCCAGGCCGAGAAGCAGCTTTGCATTCTGGGCAAGGCGTCCGTCGCCGAGCTCACTGTTAAACCTGACGCCGGCACCGCCTTGGTTCCGGAGTCTGATAAGCGCCCGGCCTTCTCGCCTGGTGATGTTTTTCCTTCTCTCAAATCCTGAACTTTAATCAAGATGAACCAAACTGAAATTGTAACCGAGCCTTGCCGCTTGGCCTTCCCTGCCCTTTTCGAGCCGAAGCCCGTCTCTAAGACGAAGCCCGACGAGCTCAAGTACCAGGCCGCTCTCCTGATGCCGCCCGACTTCGATATGGAGCCTTTGGTGGCTTGCGTGAAGGCCGCCATGGTCGAGAAGTGGGGTAAGGTTATCAAGCTCGTTCCGCGGAACACGCCCTTGAAGCGTTGCGCTGATCGCGACCCTGAGAAGCCGCTCGCCGGCTACGAGGATGGCTGGATCTACCTGAACACCAAGAGCGGTTATCTGCCGACGGTGCTAGATCAGAAGAAGCAAGAGATCCTTTCCGAGGATCGAATCTTCCCTGGCTGCTGGTGCCGCTTCCACTTGACCGCTTACGCCTGGGAGCACCCAGAGGGCGGCAAGGGCGTCAGCTTCTCGCTGAATGCCGTGCAGCTGGTCCGCGAGGATACGCGCCTCGGTGGCCGTAAGGACGCTCGTGACGTCTTTGATGCTATCGAGACCGACGACCTTGAAGCCGGCTCGGAGCTCGGCGAGGAGTCGGGTGGTGGTCTTGATGGTCTCCTCGGCTAACATGTAACCGCTCGGGGCG